TTTGGTTTATTATATCGCCCTCAACAATTGAAATTCGTTCTAGTTTCCAATTACGTGTACGATAACTGTACATCTTTTTCTTGGCACCACCGTCAATTGTACCATAAGTATCTTTATTATCTAAAACGATAACCTCATGGTTCTTTGATAACTCTTCTACAAGCCTAGAACCAATAAAACCAAAACCACCTGTTACAAGTATCTTTTTCAAATCTCACCTTTCATAATCTTTATTTGTTCATTCTTAAAATCTCTACGTTCTTTTCTATTGATGTATTCTGCACCACCTTTTTTGAGCATGTAATACTCTTTCTCTGTGATGATATGCCAACTGTCTGTTGTAATTAATTTTCTATTGAACCTATCAAATGACTCATCAATATAACGCCATCTGATTTTGTTTTCTGTTGGATGTTTTTCGTAAAATTTAGGCCGTACTTTCTTTTGCATGTTGTATTCCCTCACTGTACCATGTAGGCATTTTGCCTGGAGATTTCCATGAGGCAAAACTACGCTTGTGTTCAATGTAATATTTTCTGTAAGAACCTACAACGTCACCTGGTATTTTGCAATCATCTGGCATAGCAGGTGTTGGGTCTGTAGGTAGTTTGTTTAGTGATATATTTTTAGGTGGATACATCAATATCTCTTTTAGTAAAGTGATAGTTGAATGGTCTTTTACATGACCATAACGTAACTTGAATTGGTCGTTAAGAGCAATCATGTGTTTGTATAACCAGTGATAGTTGTAAGCATTTTCCATAACCCATAATGTACTAGGGTGTCCTGTGTGACACGCTTTGTACAATACATTATCCATGTTAGAATTAGGATGACGCCAACGTTTGATATTTCTACCTGTCTTGGTCTTGCCTGTGTATTGTGTGCCATCAATCATACGGTGTGCTGTTGATAACATCTGTGCTGATTCTACAATCATCTTAACTACATGTTTGTCAATAAGCATTGTAGCTGAAATGATTGGGTCTTTGTGTACGTAAAATATATTCATTAATGTGACGCCTTTCTAAAGTAATCCATTGCGTCATATTTTCTACAAAGTTTTTCTAGTACACCATACCAGAAGTTTTTAGACCAATCAGTAGTAGAAGACTTACAAGTGTTTTCTGCGTTTGTAATTCTACGTGCTTGGTCTGGTGTTAAGTGTGATGTTGAAGTCATACGTTTTATATCCTCGCTGTGTATCATTATGTTGGTATCCTATCATATTCCTACTCGGTTGGCAAGCTCTTTTCTTATGGTTTTGTTGATTGTTCATTCCAATCCATAATCTGGTCCATTTTTATACGTATTTCATCAGGATCCAGACCTAGAGCCTTCATTTCTTTCTTACCCATTGTACCAAAAAACTTCTCATAATCTCTATTTTTGAGGTCTCTGGCGCCTAGTTTTTTAAAAAAATCTCTATAAATTTTTTGTTCACGTTTGAGATTGGCCGCTCTAGTTTTTGCTGATAAAGTTTGTTTCTTCGTTTTCTTAATTTCGTTTTTAAGTTCGCCTTCAACGTCTTTCTTTTCTTCGGCGATTTTACTTTCTTTTTCATGTTTTCTAGTCCTCAATGAAATATTAGCTGCAATCAACAACAATACTGCTAATGGGTCAAACACAAAGATTAATACTATTATTACCCACCTGACAGCCTTGTCAAAGTGGTCTTTTGCCTCGTCACCATATATCAACTCTGCAATATATTTGATAGGTCCTACTTCAGCCTCTATCTTATCTTGTTCTAATTGTAATTCACCTTTTTTGTCTGATAATTCTGTTATCTTATCACTAGCATTATTAATTGCAAGTGTTAAGGCGTCTCTTTCAGGTTTTTGTTTTTCTCTTTCTTTAAGACCTCTTGTGACATATTCCATGTCAACATATTTCTCTAATGCCTTGTCTAATAGAGTTAAAGTCTTTTGAGACCTGTATATAATTATATTCTGTTGTTTGATTTGATTATCTAACAACTCTATTTTAATATTGTTACTTGATTGTGGTTGTACTTGGTCAAGGTGTGCCTTTGATAAGAAACCAAAGATACCCATAGATGTGATAAAGACTAATACTATAACGGCAAATGTAAGATAGGCCTTTATAGTTTGTGGTACAAGTTTATTGTTCCAGTTATTATACAACCAAGAGGCGGCTACAAGTTTACCAACCTCTAATGCACTACCCATAGCAATAATGGGAAGCACTGCTCCTGCGAATAATGTGGCAAGTCCCATAATAGAATAACCAGCGGCTATTATAGATATAGAAATCGCACTAATGAAAGTTATGAATATTGTTAACATGGTTATATTTAGTTGTATTCTTTTTGTATCTTCCTGATAATAGACCTAACTTTGCCAAAATAGTTTTTATCAGAGGCATAAGCATCCAATGTTTCAACTAATGGAAATGGGTCATCAATACCTATAGTGTCTCTTAAATTTTGATAATCACCAAAGGCACTACCATTGTTTAAGATATTCATATAGTGTAAAACAGAATCACATTCATGCGAATAAACTTTTACACCCCACTTTTTAGGATTGTTTGACGGTAACATATGTGGTTCTCTCAAATCATATGTACGTATGCCAAATAAGTTCTTACCCTCTTTGGCAAACCTAGATGTACCCCAACCACTCTCTAAAGCCGCCTGTGCTAGTAATAGTTCATGGTTTACTGGTAATATATCTGTAGTGGTGTTCTCAATATAATTAATACACCCACGTACACTGATTAAAAAAGTTTGATTACTATTATGTTCAAAGTTTGGTTTTTCAACCAATATTTCTTCTACATCAAACTTCTCTTCTGTATCAACAATCTCGTTTACGTCTTCTGTTGTAAGGTCTTCTGGTAGTGTATTTGCTTCTGGTGGTGTACCATAGGTTAACCACGCTATTAAAGCTATAACAGCAAGAACACCTGCAATGGTAAAAAACTTTTCAAAAGCCTCTTTGATTCGGATTAATGATTTTCTCATTATCTACCTCTACGTACTATGAATTTGTTTCTACTTATATGTTTTTTACGAGCAATGTAATCATAACCACCATACACATGACCCTCTTCATCTGTAAATTCAGGTAGTTTTTTTTGAAAGAACATTAGGTCAGGTTGTAATTTCTTAATCTTACCAAATATTTTTTCAGCCTGTTTTTCAGTGAAGTTATCATATACATCTTTTGCCCATTCGCCAGAATAGTACAATAGTTGTTGCTCGTCTGATTTTATGAAGTTTTTTAACATGTCTGGCACTTTGCCAATAATGTTTTTAAGGTGGTGGTCTAGTTCTTTAGTCTTTCGCTTACTCATTATGTAATCCTCCCAGGATTGTTATATTATAAATCTGCAATTTTGAATTTTCTAATAACGTTCTTTGTAGGTATAACTGTGGTATTACCACCATCTGCAAGTTCGCCATTATCATCATAATTGTAGTCACTCATCAAAATATGTACTTGTCTATCTTCTTTTACCAACCAACCAGTTGATACACAGATAGCAGGTTTCATCTTCTGAATTTCTTTCAATGTTTTCCAACCAGCGTCGGATTGAATATCCTCCCAATACACCAAATAGAAATCATATGTAAATGGTATCTCTGGTATATCGTACTTTAGTTTTTTGCTAGTTGGTTTCTTTGCCATATATTATGAACATTCCTTATCAGTGATTTTACTATCTTTCAATAGCAAACACTTATGTTTACTGTCAATCTCTTGTCTTAACTGAGCAGTGATGGTTTCCATAATCATAGGTAAATTCTTTTCCATATGGTCTGCAACTTGCAAAGCAAAGATAGCAAACATTTTTTGTAGTTCAGCTTCAAACACTGACATGTCAACATTATTACCTTGTACTTTTTGTGTGATAACGTGACCAACTACGGCAGTATTATAATCATCTGCTTTAGCACAACTCACCACTGACCAAGAGGCCAAGTAAATTGCGAAGAAGATTAATACTAATTTTTTCATTATATATCCTTTGTTATTATTTATGGTACCATTATACAGGTTCCGACAACAAAGTCAAGCACTTTCTTTAGCTAAAAAGACTTATTTTACTGTGTTTTGTAGTGATTTGTTCTATTTTTGTTCTAAATTAGACAGGATAAGACGGTCCTTTTTCAACTTTAACAAAATTATCGTCCCAATTGAACGCTTCCTTAACCACTGCTTCAGTTAAACCTTTATACTTCTTATTAAGAACCTTGTCTTTCATATTTAAGAGTACGTTTGCCTCGTCAATATGTAATCCTTCTAGGATTTGTAAGAACATAGTTTCTTTAGATACTTTTTTAGTTCCATCATCTGCACCTTTGACAAAATGCCATAGTTTTTTTGATTCTGTTCTCAACCAACTGTGTTCGGTACCTGCTGGTACTTCATTTGGTATAAATGGTGGTGTGCCTTTTGGTAAATCCCATACAATGTTAGGGTCAAATGCACCTTTTAAAATCATTCTTAAATGTGGACTATCGTTTTCTTTTAAAACGGCAATCTTTTTAGGTTTATCTTTTGCGTTGTTTACTTTTGTTAAAATTTCTGACAACAATGGTTCACTTGAACCAGAGGTTGATTGCATGGCTGTCATTGCAGCTTTGCTTATTAGATTTGGGTTTTGTTGTACCATGATTAATTCTCCAATTTGTTTAATAATTTCATACTAGTATATTTATACATGGAGGATAATGAGGCGGACAGAAAGAAAGGTAGATATGAAAAAACCATTGATGTCCGCCTCAAAATTAAAGGGTTATGCTGATACAGCGTAACCTTGTGAACCAAACAAAGCAGTTTGACCAGCTGCGATAACAGCTTTTGATGGTGTTCCTACTCTGTAAGATACTCCAGCAGATGTTCTATTTTCATAAATCATCAT